AAGCGCACAGGCGTTGGCTTGCGCAAGATGCAGAGCCAAGACCGCCACCGCGACATCACCGAATCGCGCCAGTGCCTGATGTACCTGCTCAAGTTCAAAATGAAGCTGACGCTGATGGAGGCGGGCGAACTGATGCGCCGCCACTACTCAACGGTGCAACATGCGCTTCAAGTCATCCAAGACATCCAGCGTTATCAGGGCAAGTACCTGTGGCTCGACAAAGTGAGGCCGTACCAGAACCACAACATCAGACCAAAAGATACTATGTATATTTGCGACCAATGTGGAGGCACGTCAAATCATTGCTAAACTTGTTAGCACCGGCACACTGGCTCAGATTGCGACGAACATCGCACCACCGCGCTACGCAAAAGACCTGGAGCAAGAAGTGGCCATCGCTCTACTCGAAAAAGACGCAGGCAAGATTGAACGAATGCACGCCGATGGCTACCTGCACTACTATGCGGTGCGAGTGGCTCTCAACCTATACCGAGGGCCCAAGTCACCATTTGCTCAAAAGTTCCGGCACCTCGAGGACCGCGTCACCATCGACGTCAACATACATGACCAAGAGTACGAACCATACCAGGCAATCGTGGAGCGATCCTGGGAGATCTGCCTCGATGAGATAGAACGCTGGGCTAAGCCCGGAGACTTCCCATACGACAAGCACCTGCTGGCTGAACACATGAAGACCTGGAACATGAAGCGGCTCAGCCAACAGACAGGAATCCCATATCGGTCCATCTGCTACTCCATTGAGAAGATTAAAGAGCGATTAAAAAAGGCTATAAACGAAAACCTATGAACCACCTGCTGATCATCATCATCCTGTCTGCCCTGGCATCCATAGCGGTGACCAGAGTCTACGCACTACCCGCGTCATTCTACCGCATGGCGATCTTCAGGCGCAAGCCGCTGAGCTGCATGACGTGTCTCGCATTTTGGATTGGCCTGGTCATTGCTATTCCCATTTCGCCTTATCTTTGTATTGTCGTGGGACTGGCATCAGCCGGTGCCGCTGTCGCAATCGCAAACACATGCAAGCTCTGACCACCACTGAACTACTGGAAGCCCAGGCGCTTCGTGTCTACCTGGACCGGTACCAAGCGAGCCACACCCTACGCATCCCACCGGATGACGTCAACAGGCTGGCACGCATCAACGAGACACTTGGCTACCCACCGGTGAACTGGTGGTGCGCCACCTGCGTTATTGAAGGACTGACCAGGATGTACGCAGCGATAGATGCTAATCACCACAGCCAACCCATAACCATATCCAACAATGCCGATCCCCAAGCCTAACGATACTGAAAGCCGCCATGACTTCCTCGCCAGGTGCATGAGCGATGCCACAATGCAGAGCGAGTACCCGGAGGCAGCGCAGCGCTTAGCAGTGTGCAGCTCGCAGATCAAGACTAAATTCCAAGACAGCTACGCTGACTACGGCGATGGAGTCAAGAACAACGCCAAGCGAGGCATCGAGCTGAACGAGCGCAATGGCAACAAGTGCGCAACGCAGACTGGCAAGGTCAGAGCGCAGCAGCTTGCCAAAGGTGAAGGCATCAGCCTTGAAACGATCAAGCGGATGCACAGCTACCTAAGCCGCGCGGAAACATACTACGACAACGCAGACAGCACCAGCGACTGCGGTTACATCAGCTACCTGCTTTGGGGCGGCAAGGCGGCGCTTGGGTGGAGCAGGAACAAGCTACGAGAACTGGGCGAACTAAACGAAGAATGACATGCACGCACAACCCGACATCAGCGCAGAGCAGGATGCACGCGCACTCGACTGGCAGGATCGTGGTCATTTGTTGACCAATTTATCCAACATACTGGATTCGCTGGAGGAGAGCAGCGCACCGAATGCACTGCATGCTAAGGTGGCGGTCATTGAGAAGATAATTGAAATAGTCACAAACATCGAGGCGTAATGGCAAAACCGTTGAACTTTGAAACACCAGAGCTGATGTGGGATGCGTTTGCTGACTACTGCGTTAAAGCGAAGGCGCAACCAGTAAGGGTTGAAGACTACGTTGGTGTCAAGGCAGACCGTGTACTTCGTGAGCGTGAGAATCCGCTGACCTTTGAAGGCTTTCAGGTCTACTGCTACGAGCAGGGAATCGGCAAGAGCATCGACCAATACTTCACCAATCCGGATGGCAGATACGACCGCTATGTGGACGTCTGTACGCGCATCAAGACCACGATCCGCGCTGACCAAATCAGGGGCGGCATGACTGGCATCTACAATACGAGCATCACGCAGCGCCTTAACGGCTTGGCTGAGAAAACTCACAACGAAGTCAAAATCGAGCAACCTCTCTTCAATGACTGACGCAATCACCGAAGCCGTTGTTGCCCAACTTAGGACAAGAGCGGAGGCGGGCAAGCGGAAGTACGGCACGACAATGGAGCGCGATGACCTGACCTTTGCCGAGTGGATTCAGCACTTGCAGGAGGAGTTGATGGATGCGGTGGTTTACATTGAGAAGATTAAGGGTGAAATTGCTGAAAAGTAGTTATATTTGTAACCTAAACCAAACCAAAACAAATGACACGAGAACAAATTTCATTTTTAAAATCCCACTCCGTTGAGATTAACTTTTTTGACCGCGGATGCGTGGTTAGAGTTGGATGCAAGTCTTTTGCCTTTGAAAGTACTGAAGAGGCAATGGCGAAACTGCAAGAGTACGTCAAAAGACCTGTTGAAATTGGCAAAATTTATGCTCCTGACTATTTTGGTGGAGAGGAGTTAACTCCAGTACAAGTAAAATACTAATCAAGAACACAGTCAGGTGGCGGAATGGTAGACGCTGAAATTTGGTATTACCCAGAGTAAGGAAACTGATTAGGTCAACTGGAGCCCAATGAGGTCTTAAGGTAATACATACAGGTTCGAATCCTGTCCTGACTACAAAACCATTTCGTTGACGTCAACAAAATGCTGTTTCAGCACACCACCGCGATAAAACGCATACGGCGGATGACGGCCAGAAAGAAAGTCATCCAAGGCGGGACAAGTGCTGGCAAGACATACGCAATACTGGCAGTCCTGATCCACATTGCAGCCAAGGCCAAGACCGAGATCAGCGTCGTATCTGAATCAATCCCACACCTACGACGTGGCGCTATGAAGGACTTCGGCAAGGTCATGCAGTGGACGAACCGCTGGCGCGACGAAGGCTGGAACAAGACGCTGCTGACCTACACGTTTGCGAATGGCAGCACGATTGAGTTCTTCAGTGCAGATCAAGAGGCGAAGCTACGCGGCGCACGGCGGCAGGTGCTATACATCAACGAGGCCAACAACATCGAATTTGAGGCGTACCATCAGCTGGCCATCAGAACGAGCGAAGCCATCTACATCGACTTCAACCCTGTGTCGGAGTTCTGGGCGCACACGGAGGTCTTGGCAGAGCAAGACAGTGAGTTGATCGTGCTGACGTACCGCGACAATGAGGCGCTGCCAACGACAATCCGCGACGACATCGAAGCGGCGCAGGTCAAGGCGGCGACATCAACGTACTGGGCGAACTGGTGGAAGGTCTACGGCTTGGGTGAGGTCGGATCATTGCAGGGCGTGGTCTTTGATGACTGGAAGCAGGTCGACGGTATTGACTTTGCTGGTGATAAGCTGGTAGCTATCGGATTGGACTGGGGATACACGAATGACCCTACGGCGGTGGTGGCCGTCTACAAGCGCGGCAGTGCTATCCTCATGCATGAGTTGATCTACCAAAACGGCCTGACCAACCAAGACATCGCGGATCAGCTACGGAAGCTGGGCATTGGCAGGTCGTGGCCGATCATCGCAGACAGTGCTGAGCCGAAGAGCATCGAAGAGGTGCATCGCCTTGGCTTCAACATCCACCCGGCGACGAAGGGCGCAGACAGCATCAGGAACAGCATCGACATCCTGAAACGCCAGCCGCTGCTCGTCACCAGAGAATCGACGAACCTGATCAAGGAACTACGCAACTACACTTGGGACACGGACAGGACTGGCGCGTCGTTGGGAGTGCCGATTGACCGGTACAACCACGCCATTGACGCGATCCGCTACGTTGCCCTGATGAAGCTCGGGGTGCACAACAGTGGTCGATATGTCGTAATTTAGCCGCACAACATGAGAATAATCCACTACTACCACATCTTTGCCGATGGACGATGGCAGATGCTGGTCAACCAACACCTGATGGCCGTCAGCAACTACGGACTGGCCAACGCAATCGAGGAGATACGGATTGGCATCGTCGGGCAGCCAGCAAACCGCAAGGAGGTCAAGGCATTCCTGGCAACCGTTATGCCAGCGGACCGCTGCAAGGTCGTTGTTGAACGCACGACAGCCTGGGAGCAGGCGACACTCAACGAGATGTACAAAGCGAGCCAGGAAGAGCCGGATGCTGTCTACCTATACGCCCACACCAAGGGCGGCTCGGATGCATCGCTGATTAACCAGCTGTGGTGCCGGTCGATGACGTTCTTCTGCGTTGTGGCCTGGCAGAACGCCTTGGAGAAGCTGGAAGGCGTTGACATCGCCGGGCCGCATTGGATCACCAAGGAGAAATGGCCGCATATGGCTGACCACAACAACCCACACGGCTATCCATACTTTGGTGGCAACTACTGGTGGGCTCGGGCTACGCACATCGCCAAGCTTGGAACACCGGAGCGTGATCACCGCTGGCAGGCGGAGCACTGGATTGGCAAGGCCGAGGCGCAAGTTGCGGACCTCTGCCCAGGATGGCCTTCACCCGAATTATTTGTAATCACATGGTAAAACACGAAGATCCCGAAATCGTTGCTATGCTGCAGGACATGAACCTGCACGGCATGGATTGGCAAGGTGGCACGGACAAAGGCACCGACCACAAGTACACGGAGACATACGCACGGCTGCTCAACCCACTCAGGGACCAGGCAATCAACATGCTTGAGATCGGCGTCTGGCATGGTGGCAGCGCAGCGCTGTGGTGCCGGTATCTACCCAAGGCCAAGTTCATGTTCATGGACATCGCCAACAACATCAAGCCCAAGGCTGAGCAGTTGATTGACAGCAACCGCTGCACCTTCCGCTTTGCTGATGCCTACACCAACGACAGCGTGGAGGCGGTCCGTGCGGCCTTCCCCGATGGTCTTGACTTCGCCGTTGATGATGGCCCGCATACGCTGGTGTCGATGTGCGAGTTCTTGCGGCTCTACGCTCCGCTGATGAAGCCAGGCGGAGTGATGGTGATCGAGGACATCCAAGACGCATCGTGGTTTGATGGCTTGGAGCGCTTTGCACCGGAGGGGGCAACCTGTGAGCGTTGGAACGCCAGTGCAGACACCGGTCGCTGGGATGACATCATGCTAATCGTCACAATATGAAGAAACCATTTACAGCATTCACCATCGTCAAAGATGAGCCGGTCAACCTACCGATTTGGCTGAAGCACTACCGGCGGACATTCGCCGATGAAGACATCTACGTCATCGACCACGACACGCAGGATGGGAGCACCGATGACCTCGGGGTGACCGTTATCCCTGTTCACAACCCGGAGGCATTCCGCCATCAGTGGCTTGTCGACCAGGTGCAGCGTGTCCAAGCTGAGCTATTGGAGCGCTACGAGGTAGTCCTTTTCGCTGAGGCCGACGAAATGGTCTACGCACCACACGCAGAGCTGATTGAAGTGCTGGAGGCATTCCGCAAGAGTGACAGCCAGTTCACCAACGTCGTAGGCTATGAGGCCATCCACGTCATGGATGAGCAGCCTAAGCTGGATCTGACGATTCCGATTGTCAAGCAGAGGCCACTGTGGTATCGGGAGACGCACATGGACAAACCGTTGATCACCAAGATTCCACTGACATACGGAGCAGGATTCCACCACTGCCAATACTCGCGCATGTACGACTGGAACTTATTCATGTTCCACCTCCATCGAATGGACTACGACCTGATGCTTGAGCGGCACATTTGGCGCAACACTAAGTGGAACTTAGTCGATGAGGGCGGCTTGGGGTGGCACCACCACATCCATGAGGCCAACGCGGTCCGTGACTTGATGCAGCGTGGTTGGAATGGCAGCGGTGCCTTGGAGCAGATTCCCGAGCAACACCAAGAGCGGCTGATGCATCTATGAAGCACTACGGCATCGCAGGAGCAGGCTTGACAGGCAGCGTGATCGCTCGCGAACTTGCCGAGCGTGGTCATCGCGTGACCATCTACGACGAGCGCAGCCACGTCGCTGGCAACTGCCACACAGAGCGGCGGCATGGCATCATGGTTCACGCCTACGGCCCGCATATCTTCCACACGGACAACGAGACAGTCTGGCAGT